GGGCAAAGTTTTGTTATTCCGGATGAAGACCCGCCTGTAGACCCATCCGGTACTTTTGGAAACATGTACTACATGTTGACTGAAGATAGTGATGCCAGTGGGAATCCGATTGCCGTTGATGACATGTTAGGTGCTTATAACGGATTGATGGACATGGTTCGTGGCGGTAATGAGGAAGCTAAGAAATACGCAAAAAACCTCTTGACACCAGAAAATCTAAAATTTATGGCCAATAAGTTTGGCAGAGATGTAAAAGAGCTTAGAGAGGACTTAAAAGTGGGTTTGGATTTAGCGGCAAAAAAGTCAAATGACGTTGATTCGGACGTTTGGACTGTTGTCAAAGACCCCTTCGCAAATCCGTTCTACAATCAGAATGCGTTCGCCATGACGGAGGAGCAACCTCCAGAAGTGACATATGATGATACTCCGACCTTTCAGATCGATACGGACCTCATCAAAGGGGAGGAACCGGAAGATGCTTTGAAACATGCCGGTTTTGATACTAGGTCAGGAGACGACGTTAGTCTGCTACCATCATCAGTATTCACACAAGGCGAGTCCGCGCCCGTAGATGACATGAGATTGCTACCAAAGGGGTGGAAGCTAGATGAGTGAAGCAGTTCAGAAACTCACGAGTAAAGTCGATTTTGACATGGGGCGACGTGATTTCAGGTTCTTCTTTGAGGATATCTGTGGGTTTCAGCTAGCCGATTTCCACAAAGAGTGGTATGAGATGGCACAGAACAACAGCAAGATATGTGTCATAGCTAGCCGTGACCATGGTAAGTCGGTCTTCTTCAGGTGCTACCTGTTGTGGAGAATGGCTTACAATCCCAATACTGAGGTTCTCTTCTTTAGCCACAGTCAGCATCAATCTATAGACCATATGGCTAAGATGGACGAGCTCATCATGACAACTCCAGCTCTAGCTCATTTGAAGCCGAAGAGAGGTTGGGCAAAGCAGTTGTTCAAGATGACCAATAAGTCATCGATCAGAGCTATGTCTGTCGGTAAGGCCGTTCGTGGTGCTCACCCCGACATAGTAGTTCTTGACGACATACTCTCAAGTGAAGCTCAGACCCAGCTCAAAGCTATAGCCACATGGTTCTACACAGCCCTTCTACCTGTTCTTCACCACACTGCACAGCTCTGCATTGTAGGAACTCCATTCTCATACACTGACCTCTATTCTGAATTAAAGAGTCTTGACGGTTATGCGGTTGGAGAATATCCTGCGATTAATGAGGCCACAGGAGACCCATTGTGGCCGGAAAGATGGAATCTGGACGCACTGAATGCTAGGAAGGGCGAAATGACATCGATTGCTTTTACCAGAGAGTACCTGTGCAAACCAATAGCTAGTGAGTCTAGCTTATTCCCCGAAGAGGTGTTAGACAGGGTCAAAGATGATACACTCTCCTTATCGTATTATCCAGACCCAGATGAAAGTCTGAATTATTACATAGGTTGGGACCCAGCTATCAGTGCAGACCGTAGAGCTGACTATACTTGTATGATGGTAATTGGTATGGATGAGAATAGACACAAGCGTGTCGTCCACACACATCACGAAAAGAACATGGACTTCAATCAACAAATTGAAAAAATAATCGAGCTCAATGCTAGGTTCAATCCGGTGATTATAGAGCTTGAAACGAATAACTTTGCCATGGCATTCAATCAAGTCTTACAAGAAATTAGTGATTTACCCATCAAACCCTTCAATATGAGTAGAATGAAGAAGGAAGCACTCATACACACCTTACAACTACACTTTGAACAAAAGCACTTATTGATTCCATACAAAGATGAGGGAGCTACTAGAAGGCACATGAATGCTCTTCTCACTGAGCTATCATATTTCACGATGTTAGAAAGTGGCAAGATGGAGAGTCTAGGTGCTCACGATGACATGGTCATAGCTCTAGCACTTGCAGTGCAAGCTACAAAGGAATACAGAGAGAACATTGTGATCCTCGACGGAGCGACATGGCGTAACAGATTGGGGTGGGCCGATGCTTGAGAAGCGGTATATTGATGGTATAACAGGCGTCGAGAGCTTAAGCGATGCACTCGACATTAGAAAGAATCCTGCAGCCGCTGCCGTTGCTGGATATGCCGGGGGCAAGGTGGCTGATGCTATGATAGAGGCTGCGAAGGATAAACTATCGGCCAAGGAAAGAGACGTAGAGACCGCTACTCAAGAGCTTCAAACAGCCGAACAAGAAGCATCGGCACGAGCTGAGACTGATAAGAAAACACAACAAAAGACTGAGCAGGGGCAGGGGGTTGGAGTCCGAGGCATGGATAACCCTGAAAGTGATAGTCCAGAAACGGACCAAGCAGGAACTGAGGTAAACGCCCCAAATAAAACAGGATTGCTTCAAGACCCAAATGAGATAAAACTGTCAATCGACAAGAATTGGTTTGTAAACAACTTTGGTATGACAGGATCAGAAATGGCGTCTCTTCTTATTCTCAAAAACGAAATGACCACATTAGATGCATTGTATCCATTATTGGTACAGGAGAAACA